TCTAAATGTACTAATCGATGGTAACTTTGGAATCGCTCGGACATCCAAAATTTCCGGCTTCGTGAACTCGTCATCATCTGGGTATTCATTCTCGAAATGTTGTATGATTTGTATCGGGACAGCTGGAGATTGTTCAATGAGACGATCGTATTCAGCCTTACAGTCGTCAACAAACTTCAAACCTTCTTTTCCACGCTCGGCTCTCGGCAACGCCAACATGAGACGAATGTTTCTCGATAAAAGACCGTAGGATAACGCAGCGGCTCGATGATTTTCCATGAGTTCATTGATTTTCAAAAACTGTGAAATGGTCGCGATGAGACCCGCGACGAGATTAAACCCACCGATAATCGCGGGCACTGAAGATCGAATACCTTCTGGAAATTGATCTTGCGCAAAGTTTGCCGTACCAGTGATGGTCGAGAGGATAATGACTGGCAAAGAAAAACGCATGCTCAACTTTTTGTACAAAAGGTAAGCTCTGTGATTCATATACCTGTAACATCCAGCCGCCTCACCCCATTGACGGAGGATCGCTTCGTGTTCATCGTTCCAAAGATGTTCCATTTTGATATAGTCATCGATAAAATTTCTGAGATATCTATAAGAGATGATATCCAACGCCATCTTTGTGATACATCTGTTGATGCTCGTCGCGGCAGTGGTCATACCCATATTCTTTAAAGATCCTCGATGGCTTGAGTTGTACTCACTATTCATACCCTTTGTATTTTTTCATTGGATCATGAATGACGATACGTGTTGCTTGACACAAATGGAAATGTATTTCACGGGCGAAGAAAAGTCTAAAACTTTTATGGCGCGCGTCCTGGACCCTGTGTACAATGTCGACGATGACATGGCTGGTAAACTCATCAAGCTCTCCGCCTTTACTCTTTGGTTACTCGTCCAATACCGTCTTGGTCGGATCCACCGCATTATCGGTATGTAAACGACCCACCTAACCACCAGGAGATTGACGCTCCTCAATATTTTCACGTGTTAATATAAAGATGAAAGTTAACTATAAGCTCATCAATTCTCTTGCTTTGATCTCCATTCCATTAATCATGATCTATGTTTTGGTTCGAACTCCGACGGTCGTCGAGGTCCCCGTTGAGGTCCCCGTCCAGGTCCCCGTTGAGGTCCGTGAAATACGCACACCAGAATACCGCGGACCACCCATCAAAAAGTACAAACCCGGTCGATTTCAACAGATGGGTATCTTGACAAACGAGGCTGGTGAAACGCTGCCATTGTACGGTCGTGAAGTTCGAGGCCGACGCGATCGCTACCACTACCACACGACCACCCAAGGTGAACAAATTTATCCGATTCCAATTTCGATCAACGGTCGAGAGTGTACCGAAGACATCGGTTGCCCGGAACTCTTCGACGGTGAGCAAGCTACGGTTTTTGGGAAGGATGGTTCGTACATTGTGAAGATGTATCGGACGGACAACTTTTTCTAATAATATCAAACTCTCTGAGTGACGCCCCACCTCCGTTCCTCGAAAATTTTGCTTTGAGTTGAAGAAGTTCTAACAAGGTCTCGTCATCCAAGTGGTGCGCAAAGTGTCGCTTCGCTTGAATGTCGTCCATCTGATTAATTTCCTTTTGCGCTTGGACGTATGGCCACGTATGAATTCGAAGTTCATTGAGTTCGCCGCGAAGACGACCCAATTCGGGTAACACCATCTCTCGCATGATCATTTCTAAATCTTCGGTCGTGGCCTTTTTAAATTCCATATAATTAAAATGTCTCTCATCTTTAATAAATGCTACGATATGCAGCTCTAAACCATGAACTCCCCAAGGTGATTCGAAACGTTTATAATTCGGGATCTAAAGTCATAGTCGATTACGCACGTGAAAACTGTAGTATGTGGGAAGCCGAACAAATCGCACGTGTGAATAAATCCATCATCAATTCAATACCCGGTTCTATGTGTGCCTTGAAATTTACATCCTTTGGATCAAAAACATCTCCGGAAATTGCCGATAGGTGGGTCAGGGACATCACGAAGCATGCGCTCAAAAACAACGTTCAAGTTTGTATAGATGCCGAAGAGGTACTTTACCCAGAATTATGTTATGATCTCATGCGAGACTTTAACAAGGATGACGTCCATGTTTTCAAAACATATCAAATGTATCGCGACGATGTCCAAGAAGAATTACTCAAAGACATTCGTATGTCACGACGTGATGGAATTCATCTCGGTGTGAAACTCGTGCGAGGCGCGTACTTGAAAGAACAACCAAATTTATTGTCGGATAAACCATCCGTCGATGCTTCTTATAGATGGGGTGTCGATACATCTTTGAGTGCCGGTAATCACGTGTACACATTGATTGCGACACATAATTCGGAGGACATCAAACATGCAAGAAATTGTCACCATAAAAGATATAAGGTTGCTCAACTTTTAAATATGGGCGAAGATTTTCCAGATTATAGATATGTACCGTTTGGTTCATTTTTGGAACTCACTCCATACTTACTGAGACGTTTCTACGAAAGACTTTCATATAGTAAGTAATTTATCATACGTTTCCACGCGTTGTCCGAGTGTACATTATCCATGTACCACTGATGACACGCCTTCGACATTTCTTCCCACACTTCCTTGGTTGTTTCAGACACTTTCTTTTTCAAATCTTCGGGTGATTCCACACGAATATAATGAATACCTTCCACGGGTGGGTCGTAGTAAGAATCGATACTCACATGCTTTGTGATCAAAGGTACGGTTCCCATGGCCATGAGTTCAACTTCTCGATGACACTTACTTCCAAAGCCTCGAAGACAGAGACCAAATCTCGCATTTTTCAACTTATCGAGGTATTCTTCTTGTGTAAACTTGTGAGACGTTCCAGCCGTGCAGTGATATTCTGAAATAACACCCGACCAATCGATAGTGGTTCGATGTTTTTCTTGGACATCATTTTCAAAGTTACCAATGAAAATACTCTCGGTCGTTCTCTGTCCCCACGAAAGTCTTTCGAGTTCGTTTTCGACGATCGAGGGTCTTCTCGGCCAGAAAATCCAAGGTTTGACATTATTTACAAAGGCACGACCTTCGTCCTTAACATCACCATTTCCGAGGAGTGTCATGTGTGCCTCTCGAGCATCAGAGTTTGCCCAGTACAATGTGGGTCGGTCATAAAGTAGAACAGATGGTAATAACCAACAGTGTTCAGAATCTGAATTTCCTCTGACTACGTCGTGATTTTTCTTGACAATTAATTCAACGAGTTCTCGGAAACTATCATTCGTGTGATAGTACATACCACCCATTGGTTGATTTGGAATGACCAGACACCATCTACCATATATAACTCTAAAAGTGATAACAAGTTCTCGCCACATCTTAGCTTCCCTCATCTTTTCGATGAAGAGTTGATTCTGTTCGTCGTGGTCACGACGATTAAAGTGTGTGTGAAAAAACTTGAGACGTTGATCCTTAAACATAATACGGTCGTCTTTGACTGTCAAATGTGGAAGATTGTCTTCGCGTCCCAATCGAAATCTCCACGTATGAAGATTATAGTTTTCACCGAATTCAAAGTGGTCGTAGACTTTGGCGAGATCTTCGATCGATGCCTGATCAAAATATCTCGAAGTCTTTGTGAACTCTCGCCACTTTTCCGGTAGATTCTTTTGATTTGTCCAAAGTAGACCACCGTTGTAGTATCCAGTCTTTTCAACTTCTTCATCACAGATGAATTGGGGCGAAATCCCAAGTTGTTTGGATTTATCGACGAATAGACGATCGATTATGAGTGTATCACAATCAATGAAGAGTGTGTCACTCGCATGCTCGAGAGCGCGCGAAATGACCGAGCTCTTTTCCATTTGTAAGTCGGACCAAATACCCATCTGTTCCATTTGAAAGCGAGTCTTGTTGGAATACTTGTCGAGACAGACGTTCCAATCGATATTCAATTTTGGTTGAGGACTACTATTTTCAATGTACTCCTTGGTTTCGGTATCGGTGTTAATGTACACTTTCGCATCTCGGTGGTGAAGCGAGAGTGACAATAAAAATCCCACGAGTTCTCGCCCACACGCATTCGTGCATATGGTACAGAAAGAAGTCGGTACTTCCATTATCACAATAGTCATTTATTTCTTTATAAAGGTAATACCGAAACGAATCGACATGTAACGCATGGCTGCGTCCATGGATGGTTGACTCCAAAGCAACCACCTGGACCAAAACCCAGCGGTTGCGATACCATTGATTGACCATCGTTCCTTATCACTTCGTTCGACTCGGAGCATTTGGGTGTGTACGCGTCGAGGATCTTTCATGTTCATAATTCGACGAGTGATTATACCACCGTGTCGTTGGACGTATCGACGCATTTGTAAAGGATCTCTATGAATTGTGTAGTCTGTGTAGCCTCGACCACCAAAGTCAACTTTACGGCCATCTTCTAAGATTACCCTGAATTTCTTTTGGGAGTTGGGACTCTTGATGAGTTTGACTTTCATATCTATTATTCACGTGAGAATTTAAATGTCACATTCATGTTGTCATTCGCAATAACGATGTAACCAATATTCGTAAGCCTATCTATTATCTTTTTAGTCTTTTCTTGTGGGTCTTTATTTTTTAGGTAAAGATCAAACTCCACACACAAGTATGTTGGGTAGATGTTATCGTCCAACATTTGGTTTAGAACTTCAATTTCCGCACCCTCGATATCAATCTTTAAGAGATCGATGTGATCGTGACCGAGTTCTGTCATAATATTTTTAACACTATCGACGTTGACATTTTCATATTTATCTGTGAACATACCGTCGACGAGAGACTTTGATACATAGTTTTCATTTTCTTGACTATAAAATTTCAGAACATCTTTTTTGTTCCACAGTCCTTTATCGATGTAAATAAACTTTTCAAAGTTGGGTGTCTCCTTTTCTATCGTGGAGTAGTAGTCGTCTTGTATACCACCCGTGAATTTGAAACTTTTGTCATTAAAATATCTTTTACATTCTTCAAAGTGTGTCGACGACTTTTTGGTCGGATCTATCAATATGATATTACAGTCGTATTTTGATTGTAATTTGATATCGAAAGATATATCCTCGCCGACACCACCAGAATAAACTACATCTAGTTTCATGTCAGTTGGGACAATCCACCCACCATACTCTGTACCGAGTTTCATTATGTAAACAAGTATTTACTTCTTTAAATTGAGTATGATGTACGCCAACATCAATATTTGAACAATTTGGAAAACGGTGAGTCCGAATGGCATGCGAGGCATGACGAAGCGGGTCTCGATTGTTTCTTCTTTGACTGAAGGTTCATACAATTCATAGCGTTTGTATCCGGGCATTTTTATATGCTTAGAAATTAATGTGGTCGCTGCTCCTGGTACCGATTGTATTAGTACTGTGTGATTATTTCAAGGCACCCATAGATCGTTTTTATTTTCAAAAACCCATTCGACCATTATTGGGTATGCGTAACACATTGATAGACATCTTAGCGTATCGAAGCAGCTACTACGTGGAAGATTTTCCTGGGCTTTGGATCATCAAGGCGAGTTTTAGAAACATCACCCGAGAATTTCATAAAACCAACACACCAAAATATTACTTTCACGATTTAAGTCCATGGTTTGAGCACAATGAAAATTACTATTATCACAAGGCTAAAGACTTTCCTTTACTCAGCGCAATCATCGACTCGGTACCGTGTGTCGACAAGGAAACGGCCATGTTCGCAGTTATTGAAGGTCCCATGAAGATCCACCCACATCGAGCCGAAAGTAACGCACAACTTCGATACCATTTAACGATCCAAGGTGATGAGACGTGCGTGCTTCACACAGAAATCGGTACACACACCCACGCGATGGGGGAAGAATTCATCTTTGATCATTCGAGATATCATGAACTTGAAAAGGCGAGTGATCAAAAAAGAGTCGTTCTTATTTTAGATATTAACAGATTTTACATTTTGCATGCACCACAATAATTTTCCTTGCGACGCTTGACCAAGAAGAGGTGATCGTACAAGTGGAGAACCGCGACACCAGCACTCAAAATAACGAGCGCGGGATTTTTACCTAAGTTCTTAGAGGTGACCAGGAGAAGCAAGAACAAAGCAAGCATCGAGACCTTCGGGAGTGTGAGCATCATTTTATACTATATACGATGAATTTTTTAAAAATCACCCTGGTATTCAGGTTTATTTTTCAATATTTGATAAACATTGTCATTAGTCTACTAACGTGTACTAAAAAATATGACATGACCACTTTTATCAATTTAAAAGATAACATAGAACGTATCAGGGATATATATTATGAGAAACATCACAATGTAAAAAGATATCACGACGGAAAACGTACTTACTACAAAGTGAAAGACTTTCCAGAAATTCAAGAACTCATTAATATCATTCCAGGTGTTAAGAAAGATTCGGCGGTAATTTATGTGATGGATTTTCCAATGACTATTAAACCACCGAAGGCATACAAAAATAGATGGCTGAGATATGAATTGGTCTTGCGAGGTGGTCGAGGATGTATTATCGATACCGGGAAAGAATGTAAAATGGTAATGGACGGAAATGATATTTTGTACGACCCTTCGTGCCGTCACAAATATGTGAAGAGAAGTATATTTACACGACTTTCGCTAGCTTTAGATGTCGACCGTTTTGCTTTATAGATGTCTACGACAAACTGCTTTGTACATATCAGTATCACCGACGAGTTCGAGTTTGTTATCCTTGACAATTCTTTTGGTAAACGGCCCGAGTGTACCATCCACACAGTCCATACAGAGAGCTGTCAACTTCATGACTTCGTCGGCTAACGGTATACAATCCAGTAATTCACCAAATTTACGCTGTTTGTAATCACCATCTAAACCAACTATTATGATATCCTTTTTCAAGAATAATGTCAATTCTACAAATTCCCGAAGCTGTTTAAAAAATTGTACTTCATCGATAGCCACAACATCCGCTTTTACATACTCATCATAATTTATGAGTTCACTCAACATCTCAACTTTTACACAATTAAATTTAACATTATCATGGGTCTTGAGAACTTCTTCTGGCGATCTGGTGTCTTTCGCCGAGTTTACGACGAGTACTTTCTTTTTGATTACATTATAACGCTTAAGTCGTCTTATCAATTCGGAGGTCTTACCTGAAAACATATTTCCCATCACAATCTTCAAACTCATCTTTCTTTTAAAATAATCTTTTGTTTTTATAATGGTTGACATTCAAAGGTGTTATTACGATGGACACAGGGGATGGGTGTCGGCAAAGTCAGGTAGAGTTCGTTTTGGTAACAAAATTTTTTCAAACATTCTAGAAGCTGTAAAGTATCTGCGTCACAAATAACCAGCATAATACATTTTTATCATCACACCACCAACCATCAATCCCGTCATAGAACTTAGTAAACAGCAGTTACAGAAAATGTTACAGGATCTCTCATCTTCTGGAATTGGTTTTTCTTCACCCCAACCCATTGAATTAAATCTACATAATAATTAAGATGCCTCTCACTGATCAGGAAATATCTAAAAAGGTTAGGGAATTGCGCAGAACCGAGGGTAAAATCTATGC